AAAAAATCTGGCACTGTGCCTTTGTACAAATAATTGCAAACCTCATCAATAGAAAAAGCAAATAGCTTAGCTAAATCTTTATAATCTTTTGTATAATTAACGTACACTGGCCATTCTGAACATGTTTCAAACAAAGCTCCATAATTAGTTGTAATCATGTGTAAACCAGCTGTTAAGGCCTCTATAGCTGATATACATGAGGTTTCTTCCCAAATACTAGGGAAACAATACAAGTCATATTCTTGTAATCTTTTTCTTATTTCTTCATTATTAACATACCCTATGTAATTAACATTAGGCAAAGCTTTTGCTTGCTCATACAAACCTTTGTACTGATCATCATTGTGTTTTTTAAATTGATCACCATATATCTGTGTGCTGGAGAATACATCTAACTCCACGTCTTTATTTTTTACTAGTTGCATCGCGCCTAACAACACATTTAATCCACGCCAAGGGGTAGAATGATATATTAATTTAACTTTGTCTTTTCTTAAAAATATTTTTTCTGGAAATCTTTCAACTGCATTTTTAATAACAGTAGATTTATGACAAGGTATTTTAAACCTCATTCTAAATTTTTCATAACACCAGTGTGAATTAAAAACGTAAAAATCGTATTTTTTATGATTATCTTTGTTGGAAAACCATTCAATTAAATTAGGTTGGTCATAAGAATTTTGTTGCCAAAGTATGTTAATCTTATCTTTGCTTAAAGGAATTTTTTCGGGAACTGATGTAGTTATTTGGAAATTGTCTAGTAGATCATTATCTACGTATTTATACAACAATCCATATTGAATTTCAGTCCCTCCTAGAGGATTCATTTGGTATCGCTTTTACCACCGATTGAAGCTGGAGTTATAATTAGATCTTGTTGAAAATCTGCTGAAGTCGTGTCCGTATTAGGATCAGCTACATCAGCGTCAAATTCAGCTTTGTCTTTATACTCCTTACCAGTCCTTTTGTGTTTAATTTTTTCTACTGCATGTGCAGGTATTCTTCTTATTTCCATATTACCGTCCTTGTCCTTTATAGCGTTGTTTCTTCATACTCTTTTTTTTGTGTTTATTCAATCTCTTTGTGTGTCTTCCGGGTCTTTTTTTTGGTGTCTTTTTTGTATAAATGTTAACACCAAAAGTTGGTTTTTTCTTAGCCATTTTCTTGTGATCTATCTATTTGAGCATAACTAATTATACCTTGTAATTCATTTGCAGTGCCAGCAGTCATTTTTAAAGAATCACCTTCCTCTAAAACTAAAGTTTGATTTATAATATCAACAACTTCATTCGCAGGAATAGCTTTGTTTCTAATTCTAAAAGTAGCTGATGCTGAACTATCTGTAAACTGAACTGATAAATTTACAGGTGAACCAGAGGCGTTATCTATTTGTATTTGTTTTACTAAAAATCTAGCGGATGTCGGGGACGTTAAAACAGTTGTTGTATCTGTAGTTGTCAAATTTACTCCTGCATTTTTATATTGTATCGTCATGATATAAACCAGTTGAAGGTTGATTGTTCATTCTTAAGATCCTGCTGATAAGAAGTATTGAGTTGTTGTTTTACTGTATCTAAAGATTGTAAAACTTGTCTTTGATTTTCAGGCTGATAAGTTTCTTTAGGTTCTGGAATGTATGCAGTAATTTTAGCCATTATCTTCTTCCATCAGGTTGAACATCCGCACGGAAAGTCCCGTATCTCCAAGATTGACCTGTGCTTGTGTTTTCTATTTTTAAACTTGCAGCTCTCCCTCTCGCTCTTGTATCAACCTTTTGTGTTGATCCTGAAACAGTAAATGGACCCAAAGGAGACGAAGCAGCCGTGTCTACAGGAAAATCTTTTAAGTTAATTGTAATCTGAGCATCACCAGTTATTCTTTTAAAGTCTGGTATAAACCTTCTAATTTTTGTAAAAAATTCGCCGTTACCATCTAAAGAAAGTTGAAAATCTCCTGACTGAACATTTGCTAATATAGCCGTAGTTCCTGACGTATTTACTTGATCAACACCTTTTTCGTGCTCATAAAAAGTTGATGCGCCATTAGTATTTGTAACACCTTTAATTGTAGGAAAGGTAGGAACCCCGGTCAAATTATATTCTGTAGCGTAAGGATGATCGAACAATTGGGCATCGTAATAAGTCGATCTAGCTAACGAGCCTGTCGTCCAAACACCTTCAGTATAATTGAATGTAACATTTCGATCTATTATGTTAGAACCTGATTTTGGATAGTACCATGTAACCTCACCAAAAAGTGTGTTGTAGCCAGCGTAAACTTTTTTGGCTTGATCAAATTCTATACCTAAGTCTCCTGTGTTATTAGTTGTAAATACAAAATCCTCCACAGAACAATCAAGACTTTTAACAGTACCATCGTAAACAAAAAATCCTCCAGAATCAGCCATCCAATAAACTATACCGTCTGCATAAACAACCGCATGTTTTCCAATTAAACCACAGTTAGATCCAACTTTTCTTATTGAGAATGTAAACGGAGGTCCTACAAATTGAGAAATGTAAGCAGCCGTGTCAGTTAATATAAAAATATAATCCTTACCTTTTACAGCACCTCTAATCTCTGTGCCATCATCAAGTTGGAAAGTTCCAGCTGTATTAGTAGAGGTCGGAGCATAATCTGCTATGTCCTCTTGATCTGAGAATCTAATAAACATTTTATCTTGTTTAGCTGGATCACCTATTGTTGTTTCTGTACCTAAATGAAACAAGTGTCTGTCTTGATCAGAAACAATTGTCATGACTGAAGCAGTTGGATTTCCTGATGCCACTGCTGCTCTAGTTTGAGGAGCGTTTGAATTAACATTGATTGGCTCCCAAGTAAAAGTTTTTCCGTCTAATATTGTCGCTACTAAATTTTGTCCAAAATTATCTAAAGACCAATCAGCTGATGGTAAAACAACTGTGCTGGCAGATGAGGCCTCACCCCAACCAACAAAGTTTGCAGTGTCCTCGACTATCGTTCCGTTAGAATGGGCTGATCTAGTTGAACCGTTAGCACCCCTTGTAATTCCTGTAAGATCGTTCGATGACTTTCCGGTGTACGTTATTAATTCACCCCCTACTAAAATTTCTCCAGTGGTTGGAAATAAAGTTGCATCCGCTAAGGTTATGTTTGTTGCTGAGCCATTGTTACCTTGTGCGTCATCGGCCAAAGAACCATTTAATGTTGAGGATATTGCACCAGCTAAACTACCACTCCATAAACCTGTGCCGTAACCAAAACCAAACGTTTGATTTAACGCTCCTGGTTTGACATATGGATTTATTGATGCAGAACCAGATGCTAAAGCTGTGCCTGAAGAGGTAGTATCCATCGTGATAGTAAAAGAATTAATGTCAGGCGTGGTTACTACTTGAAAAGTTCCATTAAAATCATCTGCAACAAAACCTGTAGGAGCTGAGGTGATTGTGAAAGTAAATAGATCTCCAACTTCAAAGCCATGTGAGCTTAGATTAACGGTGACTGTAGCAGAACCGCTAGATGTATTGAAAGTTGCTCCAGTTTTTGCGGTGTCTAAAGGAGTTATATCGTAAAAAGCCTCTGAGTAATAAAGTATTAAAGCTTTGTGGGTACCGATAACAACATATCTTCGACCATCTAAATCAGTCCATTGATGTTGAGCTCTTGCTGCACCAACAATGGTGCTGGCTGTCAATTGTTCCCAACCACCAATTTTTTCAGGAAGACCATATCTAAACCTAACATTATCACCGTCAATGTATTGTCCCTCTGCAGCTGTCGCAGTAATTTGTTTATTAAAACCAGGTCTTATATTAACAAAATTTAAAGGCATACGAAATTATACAATATCTAATCTGGTCTTTCTACACAGGCTCTTTTGCTAGTTTTATAGTCCATTCTAAAAGATTAGATATATCGTTTAAATATAATATTTTCTTTTTCTTCTGCTTTATAATTTTATTTATTTCATCCGTATCTAATACAAGCCACTCTCTATCTGTTTCAATAACCAACTTATCAGCTTTTGTATCTAATCTTCCTGTCTGTGATGGCATACCCTCTCTTTCTATAGTATCCCTCACATCAAATTTGTGAAAGGTGTTTTTACCTTTTAAAACTCCTGCAATATTCCACGATGTTTTTTCAACAGGATATTCAATTGCTGTTAGATATTTAGAAAATCTATTTAAAATTGTCATTGCAATATTCTACTTAATTATTTATAAGAAACAAATGAGAAAGTTAACTTCTTTGTTTGCTGTCCCAATCCTACAGACACAAATACCAATAACTCAAAACATAAATTCTTTTATAAATAAACAAGAAACAAAAACCATAGAGCCGGCTAGAAATGGGATCACCTCAAAAGATAACTATATTTTAGATAATAAAAAATTAGCTATGTTAAAAAAACAAATATTACACGAAATAAATTTTTATAAAGAAAACATCCTTTGTGTTAGAAAAGATATAAATCTTTATATAAAAAACTCGTGGATTATAATTCATAAAACTAATCATTTTTCTCATGCTCACTTCCATTTGAATAGTTTTTTAAGTGGCATTTTGTATATCAAAACTCCTGCAAATTCAGGAGACATAACTTTTTATAATAATTATGCACGTACATCTTTGTTGCCATTACTTAATATACCCTTTGAAAAATATAACGAATATAATTCATCTAATTGGACAATACCTGTAAATGAGGGTAAATTATTACTATTTCCATCAGGTTTACAACACAGTGTACCAAATAATTTTAGTGAGAATACTAGAATTAGTTTAGCTTTTAATGTATTAATTAAAGGAGACCTAAAAGAGTCAGAAATAAGTCATTTAAATTTATGAATCTAAAATACGATTATTGGTTTTTTAAAAAGGCGCTATCAGATAAGTTTGTTGATGATTTAGTGAAAATTGGTAAACAGAGAATTAGTAAAACAGCAATCACTGGTAGAGAATTAAGAATCTTAAAAAAAGATTCAAGAAAAAAATTAAACAAAAAAGAGTTAAAGAATCTAAAAAAAATTAGGAAATCAAATATTGTTTTTATGGATGAACCTTTTGTTTATGAACAACTAAATCCTTTTGTTAAAACAGCTAATGAAAGTGCAGGATGGGATTTTCATGTCGATTGGAATGAGTCTTTTCAATTTACTAGTTATAAAAAAGACGGCCACTATGATTGGCATCAAGATTCTTGGCATGAAACGTATCAACATAAAGACCCTAACTTTAACAATAAAATAAGAAAATTGTCTGTAATAGTTTCTTTATCTGATCCAAAAGATTATAAGGGCGGCGATCTTTTATTCTCGTTTCATAATCCTAATTCAAAAAAAAGTGTACCTCACAAAATAAATCAAATCAAAGAAAAAGGTTCAATCCTTGTTTTTCCAAGTCATGTATGGCACAAAGTAACTCCTGTAACAAAGGGAAAAAGATACTCATTGGTAATGTGGGTTTTAGGACCTAAGTGTTT